AGACAGATGATCTCACTCATTCTGAAATAGAGTTAATTAAAGACATCATTAAAGACTTAGTTAAAACTAAATCTCTCAGAAATAAAATTCAAAGAGAGTTACGTCTCGACGCTAGTTCAGTTAAAGAATTCGTTCATCAAATTTTTGGTATCATTGTAAAACATGTCCAAGGTCCTAACGCATCTCAAATTATGAATGATATTATTAATGAAGTTCTAATTCCTTTCAGATCTAAAGATAGAATACAAGGCGGAGACATAGAAATAAATTCTAAAGTAGAAAGTTATGTAAATAAAACTAAAAAATTCTAAGGAGTCAAAAATGCCAAAATATTCTCATAAATCAACGGAAAGATTAAATTCTTCTCACCCGGACTTACAGAAACTTTTTAATTCAGTTATTAAAAAGTTCGATAATACTATTTTATGGGGTTATAGAGATAAATCTGCTCAAGATGAAGCTTTTAAATCAGGAAACAGTAAAGTACAATTCCCAAAGAGTAAACACAACTCACTTCCTAGTTTAGCTATTGACGCTGCTCCATACCCTATAGATTGGAATGATTTAGATAGATTTTATCATTTCGCTGGATATGTTAGAGGAATGGCTGATATTTTAAACATTAAAATACGTTGGGGTGGAGATTGGAACGGGAACTTCGATCTTAAAGATCAAAACTTTTTTGATTTAGCTCATTTTGAATTGAAGAAATAATTATGGATAAAAGAATTAAACCAATGGGAAGAGATGATTTTATTTCTAAAAATACATCTTCAAAAGAGGTTATGGTTAATGAAGCTCAAAAATGGATTGAAGACTACCAATCAAGGATGACAGGAACTACTTTCCAATGGTCAAAACAAAAAGCTAAAGAATTTCAAACTACCCCAATAGAGACTTTAATTAGGGATCCATATTTTTTAGGTATGGGAGATCAAGTTTATGATGGTGTTTTAGAAGATATTATAGCTTTATTTGAAGAACGTAAACGGAGAGAAATTCATTTAGCTATTTTCCAAGAGGGTATTGGATGTTTAAATCCGGATAATTCTTGGATATGGAATGAATCAGGATTAACTAGATTAAATGATGTCATAAAATCTAAAGATAAATCTATTTTAAATCAAAATGGATTGACTAAAGTTTTAGGTTATAAAAAAGAAGTAAAGACTACTTATAGAGTAATAACCAGAGCTGGATTTGAATTTGAATGTAGTCAAGATCACCCGTTTCTAACTTTATCAACTTCTGGTGTACCTAAATTTATAAAATGTAAATCATTAAATATTAAAACAGATTTTATTGGATTCAAGTTAAGTAGTAATCATTTTGGTAAAGAAGAAATCCCATTAGATTTAGCTTGGGCTTTAGGTATTTTAATTGGAGATGGATGCATAACTAAGAATATTTCTGTTACATCTCATTATAACGATATTATTATTTTAGAAGAAATAAAAATAATTCTGGAGAAATATTTTGGATGTTTGGGTAGAATAAAACCAGACTCCAGAAGACCAAATAACTATCATATAAGATTTAATCGGGTATCAGAATTAAGATCTTTTTTGAAAGATCAAGGTATTTTTGGAAAGAACACTTTCTTTAAAACAATTCCAGAATCAGTATTAAAAGGTACAAAAGAAGTATGGGCGGCTTTCTTATCGGGTTATTTTGATTCAGAGGGTAGTTCAAATAAGAAAGGTAATGTTACAATAACTTCGGTTTCTAAGTTATTACTACAACAAACTCAATTAGTTTTATTAAACTTTGGAATCATTTCTTTTCTAAATAAGAAAAAAACAACTTGGAATCGAGGTTTAAGAACTTCTTTTACTTGGAGATTAAAATTATCAGATCAGAATGCAGATCATTTTTATAATAAGATTGGGTTTAGACTCGTTAGAAAACAAATTCGTCAGCAACTATTAAATCCAGAAAAATTTAATACTAATATTGATACATTTCCTAATCAATCAAATGTGTTATACTCAGTATGGAATAATTCAAACTTAACTCAGAAAGGATTTAAAACAATAATAAATTCGAATTATCATCAATCACCGTCTAGAGATAAATTAAGAAGATTTGTAGAAAGATATAAAGATTCTAAAGACTTATGTGGATTAGAATTTCTTAATAGAAGATTAGATGAGAATATTTATTGGGATCAAATTAGATCTATTGAAATAATAAATGATAAAGAGTTAATGGATATTTCAGTAGCTGGAGATAATACTTATATTGCTAATGGAGCAATCCATCATAACAGTGGAAAAACTACAAAAGCATCTATTTTGATGTGGTTGAGCTGGTTTCATTTATGTTGTTTAGAAAAATCTCCTCAACTTTATTATGATTTAGCTCCAAATTCAATAATAGCTTTAATGATGTTTTCTAGAAGTGAAAGACAATCCAGACAAGTTACTTTCACTGAGGTTTGGAATAGATTTCAAAGTCCATTTAATAAAGATTATTTTCCTCCTTCAGAGAGATATTCTAGAGAAATTCGTATATCTGCTAATAACACTTGTATATTTGCTGGAACTTCTTCAGCTTTATCTGCTTTAGGATATAATCTATATGGTGGAGTTATTGATGAGGCAGCTTATTTAGAATCAATTGAAGATAGTAATAAAGCTGTAGACGGGAATTATGATGCTGCTGAAGAGATGTATCAAGCTATATATAATAGAATGTTATCTAGATTTATGAAGAAAGGTAAGTTACCGGGTTTAATAGCTATGGTCTCATCTCCCCAATTTCCAGAAGATTTTATGAGTAGAAAGATAGCCGAAGCTCAAAAAGTTAAAGATTCTGGAATCTTTTGGAGAAGAAGAAGTACTTGGGAAGCTAAAGGAGTTAAATTTTTTCCTGAAGAACAAGGCCATTTTTTTATTGATACAGAAACTTCTGAGATAATTTCTGATATAAATACTATAAAATTTCTTAAAGCTTTAGGTCGAGATAAATTCCCATTAAATCTAGATCTTGAAACTATAGCTAGAATTAGTCCATATTTTCATAAAACTATATAAAGGTATTATTATGGTAGAACCGATTACGTACAATAAAAAACGAGTTATATTTATTTGCGGGAATTGCGGTGAAAAAAATGTTTGTTTTAGATTAACTGGAGATAAGATTAATTTCCAATTAGATATGAAACAAAACTCATCAATTAATTTCATTTGTAAAAAGTGTAAAAAAGTATTTTCATTAACTTTAGAAAATGATGTCCCAAAAGATATTTTTTCTGCTAACGAGGAAGAATTATGATGTGGGGAGTTATTGATCTTGAAACAACTGGTTTTAATCAAGAAATAGATGAAATTTGTGAAATAGCTTTAATTTTAGTTAAAGATACTAAAATTTTAGATATCTATCATCATTTTTTTCAAGTTAAAAAAGTAAATCCTGGTGCTGAGGCTGTGAATGGGTTATCTATGGAGAAATTAACAGGTTGGGAACTTATTAAAGATGAGTTATATGAAATACAAAAACTAATTCCAAATAAGTTATTCGCTCATAATTCACAATTTGATTCAAGATTTTTAATAAAGAATAAAATAGTAAAACAAGATCAGCGTTTTGTGGATACTTTGAAACTTTGTAAAAGAGATGGAATCAATTTAGAAAATAATAAATTAATAACTTGGCTTAAACATTACGGGATTCGGCATCGTCCACATGGAGCTTTATCTGATTGTTTAGGATTATATCAATTGATTACATTAAAGGGGTGGCAGATATTATGATGATAACTGTTATTTCATATAATTTAATTCTTACTTGCGAGTATCCATTATGTACGGAAACTAAAACCTATTCTTCTGATATTAGTTTTGATAAAGCTAAGAAATTAGCAATTAAAGATAGGTGGATAATTCAAAAGAACCATATTTATTGTAAGCGTCATAGGCATAGGGAGAATAATAATCTTGATACTTAGAGTACCAAAATCATTACGTAAATCTGCTAATCAGAATATTGAAAACTTTATTAGGGATATAGCGTGTTATCCTAGAACAGGAATTCGTCCTTTTATTAGAAGAAGAGTAAAGATAAATGAGAGTATAAAAACATTTAAAAATCCATTTAATCCAGGAACTATGAAATTCGACTCAGATTTTAAATGTAATAATTCATTTCGTAGATTTATGCATATTGATCTGGCTAAAAATAGAGATGCAGTTGGAATATCGATGTCTCATGTTCCTTATTTTGTTGATAGAGAAGATCTTGGAGTTTTTGATGGAAGGACTAGAAGAGTTAAAGCGCCAGTTGTAAAAATTGATTTTTGGGGGCGGATAGCAGTTAGAAAAGGTGAAGAGATTGTTTTAGGTGACATTAGAGAATTAGTTTATGAATTATCTCGTAGAGGGTTCTACTTTGGATTAATTACATTTGATAGATTTCAAAGTTTAGACAGTATTCAAATATTAAAAAGTTACGGGTACGTTTGTGCTAATTTATCTGTTGATAGAACAGCATATATTTTAAAGGTAACTCAAAATAAGGATGGATATGTTAGGATTTCTACTGAAGGAGGTCATAACTATGCTCAATCTTGTTTAAGAGATCTATTATATGATGATAGATTATTGGTTCCAGCAACACATTTTCATTATGATAGAGATTGGTTTGTAGAAGAATGTAAACAAGCACAAGAGACAAAAACAGGTAAAGTTGATCATCCTCCAAAAGGTACAATTGATGTAATGCAATCTGTAGCTGGAAGTGTAACTAATTGTATAGTTAATGAGAGGATGGTTATTTTTACTGAGAGCGAGGCTGAAATGGAAGAAAATGAGGATGAGTATTATAAAAATACCGGTGAAATAGATAGCTTTTTGATGAATGTTGATTCTCTTTATCAATATTCACAAGACCCGAGAGATATATAGAATCTATGAAGAAAACAGATAAAAATACCTATTTTTTAATAAAATAAGAAGATAATTATGCGTAAATCAATAAAAGATTATTTTAATTTTAAATTTATGACAGCTACTGAGATTGAGGAGATAACTAGTAAAGCTGTGGATGATGCTTTAACAGCACATAGAGAAGCACATTCAGATATGTTTTCAGATGAAAATATTGAAGATTATTTAAGTGGTATTGAAAATGATTCAGAATTAGCTAGATATAAAAACTATTTTAACTCGATTAGTAATAAATCATTAAAAGAGACTTTAAATTATAGTTTTTCTCATTTTCCAAATCCAAGACTTTCACAAGAAGAAATTTGGATGATTCAAGATGCTGCTAGAGAAAAATATATTACTGATCCAATCTGGTCTGGAAGTGTTGATAGTTTTGTTGATTATGTTTTAGGGACGGGAATAACAATCTCAGCTCCAGTTAAAGAGATTACAGATGTTTTATTAGATTTTAGAGCACGGAACAGGATGCATCTCAAAGAGAGAAATATAGTTAGATCTGTATTTTTAGATGGCGAATATTTTGCTCTATTATTTGAAGATAACAGAAACGGAAATGTTTATTTAAGAAAGGGTTTACCTCAAACAATAACAGAAATAAGAACAGTACCTAATGATTTAGAAGCTGTTTTATACTTTAAGAGGGAATACTCTGAGTTTGATGGAGTTGATGCAGGTATGATGCATTCAGAGTATATTAAAAATATAAATTTTGATTCTTATAAAAATTCGGGAATTTATAAAGCATCAGATTTTCAATTTAAAAAATCACCCTCTTTTAAAGTCCTCAAAAATGCTGTTTGTAAATTCATTAAATTAGGTGAAGAAACTGACTTAAGAGGTTTGCCTCCTGCAAGATCAATATTAAAGTTTCTTAAAATGTATGAAAATTTTATTTTAGATAGAATGACATTGAATCATGAAAGAGCGAAAGTAATTTGGAAAAAGAAAATTCAAGGTAGGAATGAAAATGCCAGTGTTAGAAATAGATTAGCTCCAAAACATGGAACAATGTTAATTGAGACTGATCAAGTAAGTTATTCTATAGAAAAACCTCATTTAGAGGCTTCAGAAGCAAAGGAAGATGCATTAAATCTATTATATTATATTGGTTCAGGGATTAGATACCCGTTACATATTCTTAATCAAAGAACTGATGCTTCAGTTTATGCTAGTGTTAGAAAATCTGATACTCCATTCTCTACTATGATTACGGGTTTTCAGTGGTTTCGAGCAAATGAAATGGAGGAGATATATAAA